ATTTGAGGGTACATTTGAGAACTATGCTGGAAGTGTCTATTATAATTTCCACCCTGTTGAAAGTGTAGTTAAGAAAGAAATAGATTGGACTAAACCTTTACATATAGGAATGGATTTTAATGTAGACCCAATGAGTGCTTGTGTAGGGCAAATAGAGAAAGATAAAATATATTTTTTAGATGAAGTAATTATTTATTCTAGCAATACTGATGAAATGGTAGAAGAAATAAGGAATAGATATGGAACAAAGATACCTATATTTATTTATCCTGACCCAGCTTCTAGACAAAGAAAGACATCTGCTGGTGGTAGAACTGATTTAAGTATTTTACAAAATGCTGGATTTAAAGTTAAATGTAAATTAAAGCACCCAGCTGTCCGAGATAGGATAAATGCTGTTAATAGCAAACTTAAAGATTCAAATGGTAATAGGCATATTTTTGTTTCACAAACTTGCAAAACTATTGTAAAAGGATTACAACGACAAATATACAAGGAGAATACGAATATTCCTGATAAGGAAGATGGCTATGATCATATGAACGATGCAATAGGTTATATGGTTGATTTTTTAAAACCTCTTACTACTCAGGCAGTATTTTCTAGACCAACAAGATGGACAATGAAGTAATTTATGGCATATACTAGAGATCAAGCAATAGAAACCCACAAAGACTATTCCGAAACAATAAATAATTGGGAGTATTATATTAGATCATATAATGGTGGCTATGACTATATGATCGGACAATATCTAAATAGATATAATTTAGAATTAGATAATGAATTTAATCAAAGACTTGCTAATACACCATGCGATAATCATTGTAAGAATATAATTCAAATTTATTCATCATTCTTATTTAGAGTTAGACCGAGTAGAGATTTTGCAGATATGCAAGATGAACCTAGTTTAGAACAATTCTTAAAAGATGCAGATTTAGAAGGAAACAATTTAAACTCTGTAATTAAGCAAGCACAAAATTATGCTTCTATTTATGGTCATTGTTTTATGGTTTTAGATAAACCTAATGTAACTACAAACACTAGAGCAGAAGAATTAGAACAAGAAATAAGACCTTACTTATCTATTATAACTCCTGAAAATGTTTTAGATTGGAATTTTCAAAGACAATTAAATGGTAAGTATGAATTAAATTATTTAAAAGTGAGAGAAGAAGTAGATCGAGAGGGTGGAACATATATGCGAATATGGTACCCTGATAGAATAGATACTATTTACATGGCAGAAAGAGAAGAACCAAGATTAATAGATACTGTACCTAATGCGATTGGCAAAATACCAGCAGTTATTTTATACAATTCTAAATCTCACAAAAGAGGAATTGGTCAATCCGATTTAACAGATATAGCAGATTTACAAAAATCTATTTATAATGAGTATTCAGAAATGGAACAGTTAATTAGATTAACTAACCACCCATCATTAGTTAAAACTCCTAGTGTTAATGCTAGTGCTGGTGCTGGTGCAGTTATAGAAATGCCTGATGAAATGGAACCTAACTTAAAACCATATTTACTACAACCATCTGGTCAGAACTTACAAGCGATAATGGATTCAATAAATAATAAAGTTCAATCTATAAATAGAATAGCACACACAGGAGCAGTAAGAACAGAAAAGACAGGCATAACATCTGGTGTAGCTTTACAAACAGAATTTGAATTATTAAATGCAAGACTATCAGAGAAAGCTGATAACTTACAAATAGCAGAAGAACAACTATTTAGATTATATGCTTTATTTCAAAATACTAAATTTGATGGAGAAATTAATTATCCTGATAGTTTTAATATTAGAGATTATGCTACTGATCTTATGTTCTATCAACAAGCTAAAGCAGTAGGTGTTGAATCTCCTACATTAAGTAAAGAAATAGATAAAGAAATTGCTAGAGCAGTAGTAGATGATGATGAAAAATTAAATGATATATTTGATGAGATAGACAGTAAATCTGAAGTAGGAGAATTTACACAAGATGAACCTCAACAAGAAATTCAAGAAGTAGAACAAGAACAAATTTAATGAATGTCCGATATAGTAAAAGATGCTACACTTTACAGAATCAAGCAAATAGAACTTGCTGAAGCACAATATTATAAATCTTTAATAGCAACATTAGACAGAATAGAAAGAGAAGTAGTTTCACTTGCTGGAAGATTACCTACACAAGATGGTAAGCTAATAGAATTACAATCTGCTATTGCTATTAGACCTAGAATAAAATTTATTTTAGAAAGAGAATATTTAGCATGGTCAGATACAGTAGTTCGAGAGGGTTTTAATAAGCAAGCTAAAAGAATAGAAAAAGCATTTAAAAGAATAGGTAATATTCCTATAGAATTTCAAGAACTTACTAAAGGAGATTTAGCTTTAGTTAAAAATTTAAAACAACAATATTTTACACAGTTTAAAGATGTATCTAATACATTTACTAGAAGATTATCAGAAAAGGTTTATCAGAATACTCTTGTAGGTTCAGATTTTACAGTATTAGAAAAAGAATTAAGGCAAACTATTAATGGTATTTATGCTAGTGCAGATGACCCAGAAGCACAGAAGCTTATAGATTATATAAACAATAATAAGTTTAATAAGTCTAAAAGAGCAATAGTTAATCAAAAAATACAGCTTTTACAGTCTAAATTTGCTAGAGATCGTGCTGGAGAGAATATGAAAAGGTATGCTGGACAGATATTAAATGATTCTTTAAGAGATTTTGATGCTACCTTAAACCTTAATAAGTCTAAAGATGCTGGATTAACTTTTGTAAAATACTATGGAGATGTAATACCTACAACTAGAGATCATTGCAGAAAGATAATTAATGGAGTATATAACAAGAGGAAAAGTGGACTTTTCACAATTGATGAAGTCAATTCACTTTGGAACACTAGAGGTTGGAAAGGCAAGAAGTCAGGAAATCCTTTAATTGTTCGTGGTGGTTATAATTGCCGACATCAATGGTCATATGTCAACCCAGATTGGTATGACAGTAATGGCGAACTAATAATATAACAAATAGGAGAACTATGTCCGAAGAACAAACAAAAGCTACAGAAACTAAAGTAGCAGAAACACCTAAAGAAGAAGTAAAAGTTGAAGAAACAAAACAACAAACTTTTTCACAAGAACAATTAGACAATATAATTAAGTCTAGACTTGAAGCTGAAAAATCTAAATATGAGAAAAAACTTCAAGAAGAAGAAAAAGTAAAACAAGAAGAACTTAAACAAGAACAACTTAAAGAAGCAAAAACTAAAGCTGATCTTGAAAAAATAATGCAAGAAAGATTATCTGAAAAAGAAAAAGAACTTTCAAATTATAAAATGCAAATTAAAAAAGAAAAGGTTGATAATTCAATTCTATCTATTGCTAATAAAGAAAAATCTATTAATGCACAACAAGTAGTATCTTTATTAAAAGATGAAGTTAGATACACAGATGATGGAAGAATAGAAGTAGTTGATAATAATTCTAATGTACGATATAACATTAAAGGAGAACTATTAACAATAGAAGATAGAGTTAAAGAGTTTTTAGATAGCAACCCACATTTCCGTCAAGGGTCATTGTCAGGTTCAGGAAGCCAGAGTGCTATCGGTGGTAAAACTGTTAAACCTTTTAATATACAGGACTTGGACTTAACAAACCCAGAAGATCGTAAAACCTATGCAGAGTATAGGAAGAAACGAGATTCAGGCGCTGTTCAGATTAACTTAACAAATAAATAATAAAGGACAAACAAAATGGCAAACGAAAGCACAAGTTCTACACTATCGGAACTATATACAGAGATAGTAGCAGAAGCACAATTTGTTATTAACGAGAAATCTATAATGAAAAATCTTGTTAAAAATTATGCTATATCAGGTGGTGGAAAATCAGTAGAAGTTCCAATTTATGCACAAGTAAGTGCTGGAGCAGTTTCAGAGGCAGCTGATTTATCTAACACAGCTATCAACCCATCTTCTGTAACTATTACAGCAAGTGAAGTTGGTATTATGACAACTCTAACTGACTTAGCAAGAAATTCAGCACCAAGAAATGTAGCTGGAGACATTGGTAAGCTTTTTGGAGAAGCGATTGCTAAAAAAATGGATCAAGATTTACTTGCTCTATTTGATGGCTTTTCAACTGCAGTAGGAACTGACAGTGCCGCTTTATCTCCAGCAACAATTTTTAATGCATCTTCAACTTTAAGAGCATTAGGATTGCCTGTTGATGAAACATACTGTGTATTGCACCCAAAAGTAGCATTTGATCTTAAATCAGGATTAACTAATACTTTTGCTGGTCTATCTACTGACCTATCAAACGAAGCATTAAGAAGTGGCTTTATCGGTCAAATTGCTGGTATCAAAATATTTGAAACTGGAAATATGGCAAATACAGGTACAGGTGGAGATTTCAAAGGTGGAATGTTCCATAAAGATGCTTTAGGTCTAGCAATGATGCAAGACATTAAGATTGAAACTCAACGTG